ATCAAGGTGGTTTGTATATTCACAACAATCTAGGGGGTTGGTCGAATGTGCCTTCTGCTGAAATTGGCTTGTGGAGAATAGGAAATTAATATGCATATAAGGAAAGTATCGATTGGTTTAGACTACAAGAGCGGCTCAATGCACTACATATTAGGGCAGAGCGTTTTGAATGAAACCAATAGGATACATCTTATCAAATACGATGACCAAAGGCAATCTCTCAAAATATACATCATAAATGAAAAAGAAGAGGTTGTTCTCTGGAAGGAGTTTACATCTACAGTACCTATTACAATCGAATATAATATAAATTTTTAATGAAATCTCCATATTACTTCATAGCAAAGCCTATGAAGGGGGGTCGATACAGCAATACCAAAGAGATAGGTGGAATTGAGTTAATAATTAATACGTCTGAAGAAGACCACAAGTTCTCAAATAGATATGCTGAAGTAGTCGAGCTTCCCTTAGATTATAAAGGCAATATAAAAGTTGGTGATACGCTTTTAGTTCACCATAACGTATTCAAGTTCTACAACGACATGAAAGGTCGTAGGAAGAGCGGTAAGAGTTTTTTTAAAGAGGATTTGTTTTTTGTAGAACATGACCAGTTCTATATGTCCCACAATGGGGCAGAGTGGGTTCCTCACGATAGGTATTGTTTTATAAAACCTATTGATGCAAAAGAGTCATATATCATGAAGCCATTTAAGGAAGAGCCTTTGATGGGTATAATGAAATATGCTAATGAATATCTCATTAGTAAGGGTATAAATAATGGCGATGAAGTTTGTTTTGAGCCGGAGTCAGAATATGAATTTGATGTTGACGGAGAAAAGCTTTATCGTATGTTCGATCATAATATAACCATTAAGCTATGTCATTGATATTAATGGACAATATATTGCCTAATGTAGATAGGTATGTAGACAAGATATATCAAGAAGAGTTTTATGATTTTCAAGATGGAGATAATACGTTCAGGAATATACAAATAAGACCTAACACTGATTTATTCTGTAAATTTTTATCTGATTTATTCCCTCAATTTTTTGTCTCTTTAAATATAGTAAGGAGGTCTCCATACATGCAAGAGGAGCCTAACTTTGTACATACAGATGAAGAGATGGGTGATTTTACTTGCATACTTTATTTGAATAAAAACCATCCAGATGATGATGGTACTACTATCTATGACGATGATGGCAATCCGTCCATGATTGTAAAATCTAAGTATAATAGGATGTTTTGTTTTGACTCTAGATTGCCACACTCTAGGAATCTGTATGAGAATTTTGGAGAGGGTAAAGATGCTAGATTAATTCAAGTTGTATTTTTAAATTTAGACCATGAGAAACTCTAACGATATAAAGAAAAGGATTATCGAGGCAGGAAGGCAAGCGGTCGAGCAATTGATAAAGGTTGCAAAAGAGGAGATAATAAAGCCAGACCTGGATGATGAGTTGGCTGCTGACCGATTAAAGAACGCAGCTGCAACTAAGAAATTAGCTATATTTGATGCTTTCGAAATACTAAACAGAATAGATGCAGAAAATGATGCTCTAGAGGAGTCTAGTAAAGTGGAGAACCCAATAGCGCAAAGCAAACAAGGATTCGCAGAAAGAAGGTCTAAATAATATGCTATACATCAAACTTGAAGATTATATACCTAAGTCGGTAAAGACAAATAAAAATGTGTCAAGGACTTGGCAGTATGGGTATAATGAAAAGTATGATGTGGTTATTATATCTAAGACAGGTCAAATCGGTGATATCATTGAAATCTCTGGATTGAAAATAGCTTTGCCATTAGCTCCAAAAAATATAAATAAGCGTAGTGATACCAAGGGGGAGCAATATTGGGAGCGTACCGACATGCCCAAAGACCTTTCTAAAATTACATCTATATTCAAGTGGAACGAGATGCCATCTGTTTTTAAGAATAGATGGGTTGACTATATAGAAAAGCAATTTGATTATAGGGAAGAGGGCTTTTGGTTCATGAAGAACGGTGAGCCGACTTTTATTACCGGGAGCCATTGGATGTATTTACAGTGGTCTAGCATTGACATTGGATATCCAGACTATCGTGAAGCCAATAGGATATTCTTTATTTTTTGGGAAGCTTGCAAATGTGATGTAAGGTGTTTTGGTATGATATACTTGAAAATAAGACGTTCTGGATTTTCATTTATGTCATCAGCAGAATGCGTGAATACGGCAACTCTTGCGAAAGATTCTAGGATTGGCATATTATCTAAGACGGGTTCCGATGCTAAAAAAATGTTTACGGACAAGGTAGTTCCAATAAACAACAAGCTACCGTTCTTTTTCAAGCCAGTCATGGATGGTATGGATAAGCCAAAGACAGAATTGGCATATCGAGTACCGGCATCTAAGATTACAAAAAAGAACATGCACAACCTTGAGAATGATATTGATGGGTTGGATACGACTATTGACTGGAAAAATACCGAAGATAATAGTTATGACGGTGAGAAGTTGTTATTTTTGGCTCATGACGAGAGTGGAAAATGGATCAAGCCAAACAACATATTAAACAACTGGCGAGTAACTAAAACTTGTTTGAGGCTTGGTAGCAAGATTATTGGGAAGTGCATGATGGGCTCTACCTCTAACGCTTTAAGCAAGGGTGGTGATAATTTTAAAAAGCTATATGAAGACTCGAATGTATTATATCGAAATGCTAATGGCCAAACAAAATCTGGCCTATATTCTTTGTTCATCCCAATGGAATGGAATATGGAGGGATTTATCGATAGGTATGGCGATCCAGTTTTTAGAAAACCTGAATCTCCCATAATTGGAGTAGACGGACAAAAAATATTTAATGGGGCTATTGACTATTGGGACGCAGAAGTTGATTCTTTAAAGAGCGATTCTGATGCTTTAAATGAATTTTATAGGCAGTTCCCTAGAACAGAAAGTCACGCATTCAGGGATGAGAGCAAGCAATCTTTGTTTAATCTGACTAAGATATACCAGCAGATAGACTATAATGACTCATTAATAAAAGAGCATTATTTGACTGTAGGTTCTTTCCATTGGAAAGATGGAATAAAGGACTCTAAGGTTGTGTGGTCTCCAGATAGGAATGGAAGATTCAAAATTAGTTGGATACCAGAAGCAAGATTGCAAAATAAAGTCATTACTAAAAATGGATTGAAATATCCAGGAAATGATCACATGGGGGCATTTGGATGTGACTCATATGATATATCTGCCGTTGTAGGTGGTAGGGGATCTAATGGCTCGTTGCATGGGATGACCAAGTTCCATATGGACAATGCACCTACGAATGAGTTTTTCTTAGAATACATAGCTAGACCGCAGACGGCTGAGATATTTTTTGAAGAGGTATTGATGGCATGTGTGTTTTATGGAATGCCTATCTTGGTAGAGAATAACAAACCAAGATTGCTTTATTACTTTAAAAATAGAGGGTATAGAGGTTTCTCTATGAATAGACCAGATAAAGTGTATGCGAAGCTAACGAAGACAGAGCGTGAGTTAGGTGGTATACCAAACTCAAGCGAAGATGTAAAGCAAGCTCATGCGTCTGCTATTGAGTCTTATATTGAGAAATATGTAGGTATAGATTCGTCTGCTACTTATAGGGATTCTGACGTAATGGGCACGATGTACTTCACTAGAACACTTGAAGATTGGGCTAAGTTTAATATTAATGACAGGACTAAATTTGACGCATCTATCAGCTCTGGGCTTGCGATTATGGCTAATCAAAAGCACTTATATGTTCCAGAGAAACAAGAGTCCAAAATTAGCATTAACTTTGCTAGGTACTCGAACAAAGGTAACATAAGCGAAATAATTAAATGAGGGATGTAAAAATTAATATAGCTCAAGCTAGTTTCCCGGATCAATTTGCTAGCGATCAGGAGAAAGATTCTTTTGAATATGGTTTACAAATTGGTCAGGCTATACAGTATGAGTGGTTTAGAAGAGATGGCAGTTTATGCAGATACTACAATCAATGGAGAGAATTCCATAAGTTAAAATTGTACGCTAGGGGTGAGCAACCAGTCCAGAAGTATAAAAATGAATTAGCGATAGACGGTGATTTATCTTATCTGAATTTGGATTGGACTCCAGTGCCTATTATACCAAAGTTTGTAGATATCGTAGTTAACGGTATGTCGGACAGACTTTTTAAAGTAAAGGCATATTCTCAAGATGCTCTATCTCAATCTAAGAGGTCGAAATACCAAGATATGATTGAGGGGCAAATGGTGTCTAAAGACTTGCTATCAATCATCCAAGATAAGACTGGGGTTAACCCGTTCTATATGGATCCAGATGAGTTGCCTTCCAACGATGAGGAAATGAGTCTTTATATGCAGTTAAACTACAAGCCTGCTATAGAGATTGCCGAAGAGGAAGCCATCAATACCATATTGGATG